GCAAACCAAAAGCTATCGAGCATAGATTGAGGATTAAACTTTTGTACTTGACCAGATTGATTTGAATCAAATGTCTTTTTACTCCAATATTCTTGAATTAACTTTCTTAAATAAGCCTCAGCTTTAGGCGGGGCCATATTACCAACATCGACATTAAAAACTAAGCGTTCCGGGGCCCGAACCAATCGATATATAACTATAGCATCTTCTACTAATGATAACTGCCTATATGCTCTTCTAGCATTTTCTATAAAAGGTAATCTAAATGTTTTATCTTGGTTCCAGATGCCTGAATTTATATAAGATATTTGATTTTCATCCATAGGAATAAAATCAAACTTTTCTATTTTTTCAGGTTTATTGGGGTCAAAAATTGGCTTACGTAAAATATAACCCTTAATAATCATATTCTGAATATTATCATAAATCGGGTCAATTAAATCAGAAGGTAATATAACTGCACCTAATATACCATCATCAGTATAACCTTTATGTATAATATGCTCAAAATAAAGCTCACCTTCAATTAATATTTGTCTAAAGTATTCAAAACCTTTCTTTTCTAAATCAAAATAATCGACATACTTTTCAAATTCATCTTTAACTGTTTGCTCTTTATCACCATCTAAATCAGTATTTCTAAATACAAGATTTACAATGTTACCAGCTTCATCTTTATTAATACATTCATCACAAATTTCATCTAATGCATCACTTATTTCAGAAAAAGAAGCCATTATGCGGTAATCTCTCATTCTACCGCCTTTGTTTTCTTCTACATTAGCATAAACTAAAGAATTGTAATTACCATCAATTGCTATTTGACCTGAACCGGTATTATTAAAATCATTATTATAAAATACTGAATTTTTAGCTAAAGCTTCTACCCTTCTCATACCTGTATTTTCAAAGGTATCATACTTAGGGTTTAAATCACCTAATACTTTATTAAAGTCGACAGATTGATATGGTAATTTATTAACTAAATTTTTTAAAAACCCGGAAGGTGCTTTATTATTTTGTTGATCGGCCATTGTTATTATTTAATACTTATTCTATAATAATAAACGTACTACTTAAACCTCTACCACATAAAGTGCTCATATATGATAGATCTGAAAAATCGTAACCAGCTTTATTAAAAGGTATAAATCTTAATTCTCCAGCCCCGGATAAAGGTGGTGAATTAAAAATAATCGTATTATCATTTAATATTGTAAAAGGTATTAATTGACCTGAGATAGCATCTTGTCTGCTAAAATTATCAATAGAAGTTAAATTTGTATAATTAGTTATATTATTTGTACTAAATAAAACGTTTTCTGTATTTTGAAAACTATAACCATTTAAAATTATATTACCAGATGTATTAGGTGTAATAGTTAGATCATTTTGTAGCATTACACTATTATAAAATAAACTAGTTATTTGCGGATTACCAGATAATGTAAATGATTCAACATCATCATAAGTTTCTAAATTAATTTGTGAGTGAAAATTTTGATCTATAAAGAAAATATTACCACTAGGATTATCAGTATCTTTAAATAGCCAGCCTTTTATAGTAAAGCTGGTATCAGCAGTAACTCTTGCTTTTTGACTATTAGTTAGTTCTGTAGGGTATTTCATACTAACGCTCCCATCCCACAGTACTTCACTTCTTATTTCTTGATCAACACTAAAATTAAATTCCTCAGGTACTTTCCAAGATATTATAACATAAGGGTTACAAAATGGTACAAAATTGCTTAAAATTTGATCCATATCAGTCTGATATCTAGTTAATAAAGAAACTGAAAGTGAGATATTAATCGGTACAGGGGATTTTAAATGTCTTGAAACTTTTTCTTTTCCTACTACCCCTTGATAATAGAAGCCATCAATTTTATTAAAGACTCTAGTTTCATCTCTACTAATGCTAGTAACGTTTACTGATACAACCGGTAAAGTTAAAGTTTTGTTTTCATTTATTAGATCATGCAATACTCTTTGTTTCGGAGCATATACGTACCTTACTTTAATTTTATCCTTTTCTTGTCTTTCTTTATTAAACCGGCCAATAACAATTTCATCAAACGCAGCAACAAACTGCGTAAGCATATCTTTAATTTCGAAATAAAATGGTCTAGCTCTCACTTAATTATTTATCCCAAGGAAACTGTAACCAACTGGTACTATATACAGTATTACCTGAAATAGTGTTTAGTTCATTAAATTCAGTCCCGGTTCTTGTTATAAGACTAGCAAAATAAACGTCTTCACTACTGATACTATATTTAGAAGCTAATATGGATTTAACTGCAGTGAATGTTCGACCACTATCATTTATATCATCGACTACTAATATTTTCGTGCCTTTATTAATCTTTTCAGGACTTTGATATACTAATGTATCGATATATTCACCACCATCTTCTCTTGTACTAATTCCTAAGTTTTGCAAATCTAATATACCAAGTTTATAACTTAGAGCAGCACCTGGTATAAGACCTCCTCTACCAAGAGCAATTACTGTATCAAATTTAATTCGTTTATGTTGTATTTGGTCTGCTAAGCAATTGACCAAAAAATCTATATTATCCCAATCTAGTTTTAGTTTATCTCCCACATACTAATTATAATATAGAAATTTAAGAAATCAAGTAATTTGTTGTATAATAGATATATAAAGATCTATTTTGCTCTTCAATATAGTTCCTGTAACATTTCTATCAATTAATTCGTGAATATCTTCTTTTAAATTATTTAATAGTTCATCTGCTTGGCTGCTATCAATAACACCGAACCCTTTAATTTGCATTTCTTCATCACTAATACCATTAGGTGTGAATGGTGAACCTTTAACTTTTGCACTATTCACAGTCGGTACATTATATCGAGCATAACCCTGACCAGGTGAAGCTTCTCCCGGTCTAAATTTTAAATTTTTTGCAGGGTCTCTTTGCTGCATCGCACCGATAGCTGATTGATTTAGATTATTTTCATAAAGATTAAAAATTTTTGATTGATCACTCATTATTATTATTTAATATAAGAAAATTTAATAAATATATTAAATGGAAAAACCTATTACTTTCTTTCGTTCTATATTAGAAAATATTAATTTTGCTTCTTTCTTTTTAGCAGCAGTAGGTGCTTTAGCTGCTTTATGGTTGAATAGTAATTACGTTTCTCAAGAAGTATATGAGAAGGACCAACAAATTATTCAATTAAAAATTGAGAGTTTAGAAACTGAAACACAAGCCTTACGATTTATGGCTCAATCGAATCAATCTGAAATTAGAGAATTATTACCATTAGTAGAAAAAATTGAAACATTAATTAGCAATTTCATAACACCTAATGGAGACGTCATCATAACAGAGAGTATGAGAGAAATGGAAGTTGATATTGCTGAAATAAAGAAAGATATCGAGTATATGAAAGCTCGTCTATGGCCAACAGATTAATTAAATTAAATCATTAAACTTTTCAACTAGTTTTTCCCACTCAACACATTCAAGTTCATATTTATTCTTAGTATAATTATCAGATCTTTCTGCAATATCTTCTTCACTATAATCAAGTTTTTTACCTGATACATTTTCTAACTTACACTGCACCCAATGTCTATATTCATGTACTAGACTAGATAGAAAGAATAAGCGACGTTGTTTGAGAGTTTTACAGTCGCTACAATTTAAAGCTACTTCGATTTCATCTTCATCCCAAAAGTATTGAGAATCTACACCTTTAATACCTTTTACATTAATTTCAAAATACCACCATTTTCTAGTCTTTTTTAAGTTATTAGTATGGTAATTCAGGAAATTTTCTAGTTTATCTTTATCGATATTATATGTTTTAAACTTCTCACGGATACTTTTATTGTAGTTTAGTTTAATATTAATCATTTATTACATCAATTATATCACAGTTCCCATAAAAAAATCTGATCCGTGGATCAGATTTGTAATTTTAATATTAAAAATATCTATAGCTTTTGCAATAATAAACTAATTAATTTACCTTTTGTATTAACATTGCTTGTATCAACACCGTATCCGGAAGCTAATTGCATTAAATGACTTAACTCAATTGATTGAACTGCAGTAATATCATCTGATATCTCTGCCTTTTCTTCAACTACTTCTTCTTTAGGTAAAGTCTTAATATAATCTTTTAGCTGATTAACCATTTTAGATTTTAAAACTCTTCTATCGAGCTCAATACCTTTTTCCCTACCAAGGGCTTCAAGCTCGTCTTTATTTAATGAATTAAAATCAGTCATTTTAGTAACCTAATACGCGATTTCTAATATGCTCAGGACCGACGATCATATTTTGATCACTACTCAACCCTGCTGCAATCGTAGTCGTCACTGTTGGATTAGTTAAAGTATATTTAACTGTTGTATTTGCTCCTGTAACCTCATGAGCTGCATGATCTGTCTTTACATAAACATCAATACCAGAGAAGTTTGTTGTAATAGTAGTATTACCTGCAAAAGTATATGTATGTGTTGCAGGTTTGTGTTTGTGCTTATGCTTATGACCTACAATTGTACCATCTGGGGTAACTAATGTGTAAGTAAATTTCTGACCATCATGATGCTTTTTAGTTGTAACGATATCATTTGAATCAAACAATACTTGCGCAACTGGTTGGCTATTAATTGATCCTAACTTATCTATATTAATTAAAACATCTTGATTATGAATATTCTTACCCTTAGCAGATAGCTCAAAAACTGCTGTACCGCCTGGTTTAATATTCAATCTATCTGCTGCATTAAAGACAGCAGGATTTAAATTAGTTAATTTTCTGAAACCACTGCCTTCATCAATAGGAGGGTTACTCATGATATCAGCTGATAAGATCGTTGTATTTAAAAATGTAGCCATGTAATTATTTAATCATTTAAGAAAATAATTTTTATAATCGCGCAAATTTCCCCGCACCAAACAAAGCGCGGATTTGTCGCCGATGGTCTTAAATAGTTAGATGTACGAATATAAAGCAGTTGTGAGTAGAGTAGTTGACGGTGATACAGTAGACGTTGATATAGATCTAGGGTTTAACGTATGGCTTAAAAAGCAGCGCATACGCCTGTACGGCATCGACACTCCAGAGAGCAGAACATCAGATAAGGTGGAGAAGGTATTTGGGAACTTAGCTAAACAAAAGGTTTTAGAATTCTGTCCAGTAGGCTCAAATATTATACTCCAAACCAAAACCGATGATAGTAGAGGTAAGTACGGTAGAATTTTAGGTGAACTAGTTACACTAGAAGGTACTAATGTTAATACCTATCTTATAGATAACAATTACGGAGTAGCTTACTTTGGAAAATCTAAAGATGAGATAGCTGGAGAGCAATTAGTTAATAGGAACATTCTAATTGAAAAGGGTGAAGTTATTCTTTAGTATAGCACTCATTGTATTGCTTACCTCTTGCAAGATTACTCCAGGTTATGAACGTACCATGGATTTAGATATAAGTGTACCTGATTCAGAGTTCCTTATTGAATGGTAATTATACCCTCTGCAAGGGTGGGTTCCTGATATAGAAAAGCCCCGGGGCCATATATACATTTTCCCCGCGCGTCAAAATTTTTAGTTGGCATGGGGCTTCACAAGGTTCGATCCCCGCGCTCTATATAGGAAAATTCTCACGTTAACTTCTCTCAGCGGGGTACCCCGCTCGCTAGCGGGTTGGTCTGTAGACAAAAAGAGGCCGCTCTCTCTCGAGAACGGCCTCTCCAACAACACACACTATCAATTTGCTTTAACTCCGAACGCCTCTCTCATACGCTCTAGAGTATCAGAGTAGTTATCATTAACGCAACCGATCAACGATACCATCTCTGGGTTAAAATTATCACTCAGCATGCCAATTACTGCACGCTTACCACCTTCACTTTGAGCAGCTTTGAGAATTGTCTCAACTGCGTTGAATACTTCGCCTAACTTTACTGTGTTGTTTTTGTTATCCATACTATAATTATATCTAAGTTCCTAAATGCACATGACTGCTTCTTCTAGATAGGTAACTGCTTTGTCTGAGAATCTAGCGTACCCTCTATTGTGGTACCAGAGCTCTGCTTCAGAGTGTGTTATATCTGTCTCGGTCTTGGTGTGGGTATTAATTAAAACGAAATGTGTTCCTGTTACGGTGCGAATAATGTCGATGTAGTTATTGTTCATACGTTTAATTATATCTAAGTTCCTAATTAAGTGCGGCCGTATAACTCTCTTACCCCGGCTACTGCTTCCTCTATCAGTTCCAGTTCCCCTTTACCGAACCCTCCGACGTTCCATTTAAACGTTCCCTCTTTGCATTGTTCCCCATTATCGTAAGTCTTCCAATCATAGATGGTTCCTATTACGTATGGCTTATAATTATCTGTCAATTGGAACTCTAGGTTCCATTCCGTAGTTACCTTACCATCGCCAGACGGTTCCTTATAAGTCGGTTCCCCAAATGCTGCAGCGAGTTCCTTATACGTTGCGGTGATATACCCCGATAAGGAACTTCCAATAGTTTTAATTGATTGCGAATTTCTGATATTGATGATGTTGTGCATACTATAATTATAAGACTGTTCCTAATTCCAGAATGAATATTCGTAAGGTTGCTTTGCTGCAGAGGGTAA